GCAAAAGACGATGCGTGATCATACTACAACTGCTATCTTTAATAGCACACCTAGCTATTATAATCCTAATCCTTCCGGGCAATTGACTATTGCGAATGACCGCCTCAGTACTGACGCCTCAATGCATATAGACGGTAAACTAGAAGTGCAGGGTAGAGATGTGTTAAAAGAACTTGACGAAATGCGTGATGCTATGTTATTATTAAAGCGTGACGTAGATATGGAATCTAAGTATCCTAAACTAAAAGAACTAAAAGATGCTTATGAAGCACAACTTGAAAAATACAAAACCTGGGAAGCATTGAAATGATTAAGAAACATTATTATAGTTGGCAAGATGTAGAACGAGCATGTTTAAATATTGCTCTTCAAATGTATAATGATAATTGGCGTCCTGATTATATAGTAGGTATTACACGTGGTGGTAACGTACCTGCTACAATTTTATCACATATGTTAGGTGTACGTTGCGAAGCATTAAAAATTAGTTTGCGTGACGATGATAGCGAATGTGAAACTAACTGTTGGATGGCAGATGATGCGTTTGGTTACGTTGACGAAGAAGAACGTGAAATTTACAAAAGCCGCTGGGATCTACATAAACGTAAAAACATTCTTATTGTAGATGATATCAACGACACAGGTGCAACATTAAATTGGATCAAAGAAGATTGGCCTAGTAGTTGTCTACCGCACGAAACAAGTGCATGGGACACTGTGTGGCATCGTAATGTTCGGTTTGCTGTTCTTACTGATAATTTAGCAAGCGAATTCGAAGGCACTATAGACTATAGTGTTCACGAAGTAAATAAAGCCGAAGAGGATGTTTGGCTTGTATATCCATGGGAGAATGTAGGACAATGACACTAAAAGAAGGACCTTTTAAAGATGCTGTACAAGCAGAAAAAGAAGGAATTATAAAAGAAGTATATACTGTTTATCGCAAAAGAGACGGTATGTTTGTTAAAGAAACACATAGTAGAAGACATCAGTACCAAGATGAATCAGTTTATGATTGGCACGATACTTCTACTATTGAACCGTTGTTAGAGGTAAAATAATGTCATTTAATTGGGATCGAATTCATAAATGGGAAACTAATATTGAAGACGATATTCTTCGTAGTTGTGAAGAATATATTTGTGAGTTTTATGGTGTTGATTTAATTGACGATCTATCAAAAGAACAAATTGACGAAGTTCGAAAATTTCAAGAAGAATTAAACGAGTTTTCCGTTATGCAATATGGACTAAGAACTGTATTAGAATTATGGGAAGCATCAAAAGTTGAAATGGGAGACTTTGAAGACGATGCAGATTATGACTACTGATACATTAGATAAAGCCCAAGAAGAAGGTCGTGCGCCTTGGACTAATGTTATGTTAGACACTCGTGACTTTGTTGTTTATGAAGATATCTACCCTGTAACAGAAGGTCATACACTTGTAGTTCCAAAAGAAGCAACACAAGACGAAATACTTAAATGTTTTAAATTTGCACTTGCTATGGGTCAACAAAATATAGAAGCCGATAACAATGTTGACGGGTACAATATAGGCATAAATATGGGAGTAAGTGCCGGACAGACATGCATGTATCCCCATGTACATTTAATCTTCCGTCGTGATGGAGATATGGAAGATCCGAAAGGCGGCGTTAGGGGCGTCATTCCATCTAAACAAAAATACTAAGGAAAGGAAAATGGATTTGAGAGAACAAATGATCGGAGCAGCAAGGAAACACGCAGAGGCGGAGATTGAATTGCACAAAACTAATATCGAAGTGTATATGCAAAAAGTTGTCGGTATTGGTGAACATTCTGATATCATTGAAACAATTCAAAAAGAATTGGATTCTATGGCTGCGGCCAATGATCGTCTAGAAATGCTAGACAAATATTTTAGTTAATAGGAGAACATCATGGCTTTATGTGGCTGTAAAAGATCGCCAACTGGTAAATGCATTGGTTGGCATTCATTAAGCGAAGAAGAATATCAAAAGAAAAAAGTTGAATGGACAAACCGCCAACAGTGGGAGAAAGAAGAAGCCCGCAAAAAAGCAGCAAGAAAACAACTTTAAGGTTGACAAAAAACCTAAATAAGTGTATACTGTATATAATGAATTGCTTACAGTATACACGGCAATCCACTGCCTAAACATCGGAGATAAAAATGAGTAAGAGCAAACAAATTAAGGCACGTCTCGAAGACGCAAAAATTCGTTACTGGGCTGGCGACAATATTTCAGAAGTCCTACAAAAAGGTGATAAAGAAGAACTAATTGAAGAAGCAACAACAGCATTTGAAACAGTTCTTGATACATTGCTAATTGATCGACATAACGATCCTAATTCAAAAGGTACAGCAAAACGTCTTGCTAAAATGTATTTTAATGAAATTATGGCAGGACGTTATGACCCTATTCCAAGTGCAACAGCATTTCCAAATGATTCAGATGAACGCTATGAAGGTATGCTTGTAGTTCGAAGTGAACTAAAAAGTATGTGTTCACATCATCACCAACCAGTATCGGGTGTAGCATATATTGGTATTATTGCAGGTCCTAAACTAATTGGTCTTTCAAAGTATACTCGTATTGCACAATGGTGTGCTAGACGTGGCACACTACAAGAAGAACTTGCAAATGATATTGCACGTGAAATTCAACGAGCAACCGGTGCAGATCACTTAGGTGTATATATTCAAGCAACACATGGTTGTTGTGAAAATCGAGGCATTATGGCGCATAGTAGTCTTACACAGACAACTGTGCTAAAAGGTGCATTTAAGATTGATCCGGGTACTAAAAAAGAATTTATGGATAATATTAAATTACAACAGGAATTTGCGTGTTAAGATGAAGTTACGTTATTCAGAAGCATTTTATAGTGTACAGGGCGAAGGCAAGTTTGTTGGAGTCCCTAGTGTGTTCTTAAGAACATTTGGTTGTAACTTTCGTTGCATGAACTTTGGTTTAGGTCGTGATGAGCCTATGCGTGATGAAAAACAAAAGCAAGGTATCAAACACAATCCTGAAGTAAAAGATTTACTTGACAGTAACATAATCAATACTGTTGAAAAATTTGACGATTTACCTATCATACATACAGGTTGTGATACTTATGCAAGTATCTATCCTGAATTTAAAAAGTTTATGATGGATAAAACTGTAGATGAAGTAGTTGAACACTTACTAAGTCTTACACCAGAAGGCAAGTGGACAATGGACAATGGTCAAGATGTTCACTTAATACTAACAGGTGGAGAGCCTTTGCTAGGTTGGCAAAAACTCTACATCGATTTATTTGAGCATCCTAAGATGCAGGATTTAAAAAATGTTACATTTGAAACAAATACTACTCAAAAGTTACGAGAAGACTTTAAAGATTATCTTAACAATCAAGACAGATTTGAAGTCACTTGGAGTTGTTCCCCAAAACTTTCAGTTAGCGGAGAACCTTGGGATACTGCTATTAAGCCTGACATTGCTAGTGAGTATTTCGGCATTAATGGTAGTGACATTTATCTTAAGTTTGTTGTCGCTGATGCAACTGACGTTGAAGAAGTTGGCAGGGCTGTGGACGCTTACAGAAGTACCGGGATTCAATGTCCGGTTTATTGTATGCCGTTGGGCGGACGCAGTGAAGAATACAATCTCAACGTTCAAGAAGTCGCAGAACTATGCATGGAAAAAGGGTGGCGTTTCACTCCAAGACTCCACATCTCCTTATTCGGAAATGCATGGGGGACTTGAAAATGCTTTCGATCCAGATGACTTCGAAAGACAAGAAAATAAATCTAAACAAGCTCGCGTTGTTGATACTTTAGAAACAAGAGCTAGGGAGGCAGGACTATGAAAGAGTTCTTTAAAAAACTAACAGGATTAGATAAAGAAGAACAGCGAATTGCTGAAGAAAAAGCCCGTGTTGAAGAAGAAGAAATGGAACTTCTTAAAAAGAAGAATCCAAAAGAGTATGCTACAAGACGCAAAGAGCCTTGGGTAAGTGTACTTGATGTTAAAGTAAATGAAGATAACGTTCGAAACGGATTCTTTGAAATGGACTGGAATAAGTATTTTATCGCACAGTTAATTGAAGCAGGATACGGAATTGAAAACGATGCAGAAGAAGAAATTGTAGATCGTTGGTTCCGTGATATTGTTTATAATATGCTAGGCGAAGAAGGATTAGATACTGACAGAGGTGCAGGATATATTAATGTTGTACCAATTGATAAAAACAAAAGTTCAGTATCATGATACTAAAAAAACTATTTGGTTACATTCCTGTATTTAAACTTGACAAAAGTCAACATAGACAGTATACTTGTTTATATGATGACTTATGTATGTGAGGACAAATGAGCACTTATATTCTAGTAGACACTGCTAACACTTTCTTTAGAGCTCGTCACGTAGTACGTGGTGACATTGATACTAAAGTTGGTATGGCACTACATATCACACTAAACAGTGTTAAAAAGGCATGGACTGACTTTAGTGCAGATCATGTTGTGTTTTGTTTAGAAGGTCGTAGTTGGCGCAAGGACTATTATGAGCCATACAAGCGCAATCGACAAGAAACTCGTGATGCAATGACTCCTACACAGCAAGAAGAAGATACTGTGTTTTGGGAGATCTTTGACGAGTTTAAAGACTTTATTGGCTCTAAGACTAACTGTACAATGATGCGTCATCCGCAACTAGAAGCAGATGATTTGATTGCAGGCTGGGTGCAGGCACATCCTAATGACAATCATGTTATTATCAGCACAGACGGTGACTTTGCACAACTTATTGCTCCTAATGTTAGACAGTACAATGGTGTATCTAATACAACTATTACACACGAAGGCTACTTTGATGACAAAGGCAAGCCTGTTGTAGATAAAAAAACTAAAGAAGTAAAACCTGCACCTAATCCTGAATTTATGCTATTTGAAAAATGTATGCGTGGTGACACTAGTGATAATGTATTCAGTGCATATCCAGGTGTACGTAAAAAAGGTACAAAAAACAAGGTTGGTCTTATAGAAGCATTTGAAGATAAAGACAATAAAGGCTTTAATTGGAATAACATGATGTTACAGCGTTGGACTGATCATGAAGGTGTAGAACATCGAGTGCTAGACGACTATACTCGTAATGTTACTCTTTGTGATTTGTCAGCACAACCTGCTGAAATTAGAGAAATAATTAACAATACTATTTCAAGTGTTGAACCTAAAGATATTTCTCAGGTTGGTATGCGTTTAATGAAGTTTTGTGCTAAATGGGACATGCAACGTATTGCAGACAATGCCGCACAGTATGCACAACCTTTACAAGCGAGGTATCCTAAATGAGCATTAAAGCAAAAACAATATTAAAAAATAAATTTTGGATTGTTGAAAACAACGGAGAACGTGTTGGTACAATATCCATGAACGACGATCGCTTTATGTTGTCTACAGGTGAAGCAATTACATTTTATGACAATAAAAAGGATTTAGAAAAGCAGCTCGGAAAAACAATCTTCGAGCGTGATAAAAGTGCAAAACCTGAAATACAAAAAGAAGTATACGGCTATCCTACTAGCACATCACCTTATAACGTAATGTATGATGTAAAACGTAAACTGCCGCTGTTTACTAAAAGTATAAAGTCTAAAAGTTTGTATTGTGCAGGTTATTATATTATTAAATTTGATAAAGGTTGGGTTAAAAGTTTTTGTCCTAAACTAGTTACGTTAGATCGTTATGAGTTTGTAGGACCTATGAATACCGAACTTGAAATGAGACAGGAGTTAAGCCGTGCAAACAAACGATGATCTTAACACTGCACCTTTACAACAGTTTATCCAACAAGTAAAAAGTGCAGAAAATTCTAGGCAAAAAGAAATACGTTTAGAAATTGGAACTGCTAAGAATCTAGCGTTTACTCTTGGTATAGTAATGTCAAGATTACACGGACAACTTGAAGAGCTTGTTAAGCAAGCAAATAAAGAAAAACAAGAAGAAATAATTGAAGTCCAAATGGACGGAGGCTCCAGTTGGGGCGACGAATAAAACGGAATTTATTATGGCATGGTATAATTTTTGGAAGGAGCCAGAAGAGGTAAAAGAAACAAAATATGTAATCGATATGATGAAAGACGATGTTGATCCCGAAGTCTTATCTATTGAAAATGCATACAAGACTAGATGGATATGGTACCATACTATTCTAGCAATAGGTATCTTTTTTACAAATATTGTTCTAATTGCTATTCTACTTTTACTTGCGATCAAATTATAAAGCACGTAGATAACTGTTTAAAGAGATAAATATATACGTAGTTAATTAAAGGATTACGTATATTATGAGCAGACCAAAGCCAACGGTGCTATTAGAGCACATTAACAAAAAGAATTATAGATCAGAACAAGTACTAGATGCAGATGCTATCTGGGCTGTGTTCTACAAAGATAAACCTTTTAATCTTAAAAGTTCAAATTCACTGACAAACTATCCTGGACCAAAGTATAAGAAAACAAGTTTTTCTAATCCTGGTCACGCACACAATCTTGCAAAAAAATTAAACGATTTATTCGACTGTAAGGACTTTCTTGTAGTAAGACTTACACAAGGAGAGGTAGTAACAGAAGAATGAACTGGAAAGAAACCTATACTAAGATTTTCTTAAAACAATTAGGTAAAAGTTCTTCTGAGTTGTCCGTAAAGGAACACATGCCACTTTGGTGGAAAAATACTAGAAATAAAGGTGCAGGTGGTTTACGTCTTACTGACGAAGGTTATGATGTTTTATTAGAAATTGAACTTGCAACTTATGATGTACCATATCCTAAAGATATGCCTTTAACTACACAAGTTATTATTTTTTTAGATCAATTCATTGATTGTCCATACTACTTAACTAACCGCAGTATCATAGTAACCAACGAAAAGAAGGCTGTTGAACTTACTCTTTTTAGCGGTGACTTACGCAAATACGGCTTAACAAAAGCCATGACTAGATCAAAAAATTTGTAATTTTTTTAAAAAAATGGTTGACATCTAATACAATGATGCTATACTGTATACATAGTTAGAAATTAAGCACTGATTCACAAGAGGGAATACACTATGGAAGCTACAGCAACACGTACAGTTGGTCCTAACGGCGCAAAAGCAAGCATTCGACATGCTATTAGCAAGAAGCGTCCTATTTTTCTTTGGGGACCTCCCGGCATTGGTAAGTCGGATATTGTTTCACAAATTACCAATATGTTACCTAACAGTCATTTGATTGACATTCGACTATCTCTTTGGGAACCTACCGATATTAAAGGTATTCCTTATTTTGATAGTAATATTGGTAAAATGGTTTGGGGTGCGCCTAGCGAACTTCCAGACGAAGAGTTTGCATCGCAGTATGATAATATTGTGGTATTTTTTGACGAAATGAACTCAGCGGCACCTGCTGTACAAGCGGCAGCGTATCAGTTGATTTTGAATCGTCGAGTAGGTCAGTATAAACTGCCCGACAATGTAATGATTGTAGCGGCTGGTAACCGTGAGAGCGACAAGGGTGTTACATATCGTATGCCTGCTCCGCTTGCTAATCGTTTTGTTCACTTAGAACTTGCTGTTAATTTTGATGACTGGTTCCAGTGGGCTACTGAAAATAAAATTCATAAAGATGTTGTAGGTTACTTACAGTTTGCTAAAAAAGACCTATACGATTTCGATCCTAAATCACCTTCACGTTCTTTTGCAACGCCTCGTTCTTGGTCGTTTGTTTCTGAACTACTTGAAGATGACTTAGACGAAAACACACTTACTGATTTGGTAAGTGGCTCGGTTGGTGAAGGTTTGGCTGTCAAGTTTATGGCGCACCGTAAAGTTGCGTCGCAGATGCCTAACCCAACTGACATTCTTGCAGGTAAGGTTAAGGAGATGGATACTAAAGAAATCAGTGCTATGTATTCCTTAACAGTGTCTCTCTGCTACGAACTGCAAGAAGCAGAAGCTAAGAAAGATAAGAACTTTGACGATAAAGTCAACAATTTCTTACGCTTTAGCATGGATAATTTTGAAACTGAATTGGTAGTTATGGGTATTAAACTTGCTCTTACACAATACGGTCTTCCAATTGATCCAGATGCAATTGAGTGTTTTGATGAGTTCCACGATCGATATGGAAAGTACATTAAAGCCGCTCAAAACTAAGAACGGTAAGGGCGGGTTCTTTTGAGCTCGCCCTTATTTTTATGGTTGACAAATTCTGTAAATAATGTATAATATACATATAAAGTTAGAAAAGAGGACATAGCACATGGGCACTAGTACACAAGAAATCGGCAAAAAGAATTGGCAACCTGACCCCAATATTACCCCCGAACAACTAGATGAAATGCGAGTAGAAGTATACGATCGCATTGTTGTTGCCCGAGTAGGTTTGTTACTACGTCACCCATTTTTCGGTAATATGGCAACACGTCTTACTATTAAGGCAGCAGATGACTGGTGTCCTACTGCCGCAGTAGACGGTCGTAACTTATACTATAATACTCAATTCTTTAATGCTATGGATAATAAAGAAATTGAGTTTGTTATTGCACACGAAATTCTTCACTGTGTATTTGATCACTTAGAACGTAGATCTTGGCAAGGTCGTAACTTAGATGCTATGCTATCTAACATTGCACAAGACTATATTGTAAACAATGTACTAGTACGTGATCGTATTGGTACTAAGCCTAAAATTGTAGAGTGCTACCAAGACTTTAAATATGAAAATTGGACTTCGGAAGAAGTATATGAAGATCTTTTTGAAAAGTATGACGAAGAACAGTTAAACGCATTAGGCGAATTGCTCGACGAACACCTTGACTGGAACGAAGGTGACGGAGAAGGAAGCAACGAAGGCGAAGACAATAAAGATGGAAACGGTAATGCCGTTAGCAAAAAGAAGCCTAAGTATAGCAAAGATGATTTAAAAAAGATACGTGATGAGATCAAAGAAAACATGATCAGTGCGGCGCAAACTGCTGGTGCAGGAAATACTCCAGCAGGTGTTATGCGTATGATTAAAGAGCTTACTGAACCTAAAATGAATTGGCGTGAGCTACTTCGTATGCAAATCCAAAGCACAATTAAGCATGACTTTAGTTTTGCTCGTCCGAATCGCAAAGGCTGGCACACAGGTGCAATACTTCCAGGACAAAATTTTCAAGATACTATTGATATTGCAATTGGTATCGATATGAGCGGATCTATTGGCAACAAACAAGCTGAAGACTTCTTAGGTGAAGTTAAAGGTATTATGGAAGAATATCAAGACTACAAAATTAAAATTTGGTGTTTTGATACCGCAGTTTACAACGAAGATGATTTTAGCTCAGACGATGGTCGAGACTTAATGGAGTACGAAATTAAAGGCGGTGGCGGCACTGACTTTATGGCCAATTGGGAATATATGAAAGAAAATGATATACAGCCCAAGAAGTTCATTATGTTCACAGACGGCTATGCATGGGATAGTTGGGGAGACCCAGACTACTGCGATACTATTTTTGTTATTCACAGTCATCATGATAAAAACGTACAGGCACCATTTGGACAAACTGCACACTATGATTTAACCGCATGAATAAAAAACGAGAACCAAACCCATTAGACTTTTTAGAAATGAGGCAATTAGATCTTTGTCCGCCTCATTTCGAAGTCACTACAGTTGAGCCAGTCTACAACATAGAACACAGTTTAGCAAGATGGATTAAAGAAAACTTAAAAGGAAGATTTTATGTTAGTAAAGATGTCGACTTAAAAAGCGGTAGCATTACTAACGTAATAAAAATTGGTTTTGAAGAACCAAAAGAAGCAAGTTATTTCATGTTGGCATGTCCACATTTGAAGTACAAATAAATAAACTGCGCATATATATTATTAACAAAGGAGAAATTTAATATGAGCGAACAGCAAACTCAAACCGCACCAGAAGCAGAAGCACAACAATCTCCAGATCTTACTATTCAAGATCTAACTGCAATGAAATCAGTGATTGATGTAGCAAGTCAGCGTGGTGCATTTAAACCAAACGAAATGACAACTGTTGGTACACTATACACTAAGCTAGAAGCATTTTTAAATGCAGTAGCAGAACAGCAGGCAGCAGCCGCTGAAGCACAAGGTGAAGGTGCTCCACAAGGGGAATAATTATGGCAGATTTAAAACACGTAGGAAGATCAGTTAAAGGTCAACGTAAATGTGCAATAGCATATAGAGTTGTGCCTAATGATCCTGATCATTGCTTAGTAGTCTATACTGATACTTTAGACTCACCCGACCATCAAGCACTAATGCAGTTGATTGAAAGCAATACAGGTCAAAATGCAAAAGAACTTGCTGATGCAATGTTTAGAACACGTTTGCCTGATGGTAGAAACATGTTAGTACAATTTGATAAAATGGGTAAACTAGCTAAAGTTCCTACTACTGATATTGAAGTAATACCAAACATGCAATCAAGTATTGTTCTAGCAGAACTTAACCAACTTGTAGCAGAACAACAAGGTGTAACTGTTGCAGATTTAGCTATGTCTAATGGCTCTACTGAAACAGCTTCAACAAAAGCAAGTGTTCAAAGTGTATCAACAGGAGAAACTGATGCACCAACTGGTGTCCTAACAGACGAAGATCTTGCTGCTCAATTTCGTTCGCAGGCTGACGCAATGTTTAAAGAAGCAAAGCGCCTAAGAGAGCAGGCCGAAGAGCTGGTCCCAACTAAGAAAGCCAAAGCGAAGACTGCGAGCGGTGGCTAATAAAGGTAAATTTGCGAAAGATATTATCAAAAAATGGCCAGAAGTACTCGAATCTATTGACGTGGAAGTAGTACCTGTTCAATATATTAAAGCAGTAGAAGTGCATTTTGATGATGGTAATACGTGGGTTGTTGATGTAGACCCACGTGCCACTTCAGATCAACGCGGTGCTGACGAACTAGAAGCAACACTAGAAGAACTTTTTGAAGAATACGAAGACGCTATAAAAGGTGTTAACTTTATAGTTAATATTGATAAAGTAAAACGCGATGTTCAAAAACGCACTAGACAATTTATGAAGAAGAGAAAATAATTTCCTGTTTGGCATAAATACAGTATAGAAGAACTGTCAAAGGTTATCAGGAGTTAATTAAAAATGGCATTAAAAGTATTAAGAGGTACCACAGCTCAACGCACTGGATACACTCCAGAAGTTGGTGAGCCAGTATGGGATACTGACACAAGCAAATTATATGTTGGCGATGGAACAACACCAGGCGGTGTTGCAGTTGACATTGCAAATAACGCACTAGCACTAAATGATTTAACAGACGTAACAGTGCTTGCACCACCTGTAGGCGGACAAGGACTAGTATACGATGCCGGTAATACTGCATTTGTACCAGGCGATCCTACAAAACTAAACAACAAAAACATTAACGCACTATCAGACGTAGACCTTTCAACTCCTGCAACTGTTGGTCAAGTTTTAAAATGGGACGGTACAAAGTTTGTTCCTGGTGATGATAACTCCGTAGCAGGCACTGGATTAGTAGAAGGTGCAACTTATCCAATAAATATCGACGGTACTACATTTGGTGACGTCTATACCGCAGACGGTGGCACACAAATTATCAATGGAACTACAGGAAGAGTTATTGCTGATGTATATAACGCCGTAGAAGATGCTAAGATAATTGATTCGTCAGATGGTTCATTAGCAGGATTGCTATACAGTGCTGATAGAACTCAACAAATTACAAATTCCAGTGGTGAAATTATTGGAGTAATTAATAGTACTAAACCAGCAACTATTGATACTAGAGGACTAGAATCTGATACATTAAAACTTGTAACAGACCCTGGCGATTTTGCAATTTCAATTTACACTCAATACGAAGCAAGTACTGAAACAAGCGGAAACATAACTTTTGTTACCCACAACGGAACTTTTAATGCGATGACAGCAATTGGGGCCGGCGAAGGTTTAGGACAAGTTAGTTTTGGTGGTGTATTAGATAGTCCTGCAGGTACTATAGAACTTGCTCCTGTTGCAGTTAGAGGAGAACTAGTAACACCAAGCGACGGTGTATCTACTCTTCCTGAAGCAAAATTAGAACTAGTTGTTCTTAACGGTCCTGACCTTGCTAATGCAAAAAAAGCATCGTTAGATCATGTAGGAACATTTACTTCACCTATAATACAACCTGGCACATACGCAGATGCTACTGCGAGAGATGCAGCAATTACTTCTCCAGCTGCCGGCATGATGGTATTTGTAACTGATGTTGCTAAGTTTCAAGGCTACGACGGAAGTGCTTGGGTTAACTTAAACTAATATCACAATAAACAAAGGACTCCTTATTGCAGGTTAAATACTGTATAAGGAGTTTTTTTATGACTAAATTAATTACAGATCCACAAAATTATACTAGAGAAGATCTAAGAAATTTAGATTGGGACATGGTTAGATTGAATGTTACTATAGATATCGAACCAATGCTCGAATGGTTTAATCAAGTAAAACTCTCAACTCCTGAAAGTTTATTTTTATTTTCTCAAAAAGACTTATTTGAATCTCATTTACTCGATCATCCTAGAATGAATGGCATATGTGTAGGTGATGCAGGGTTTTGGGCATTACAGTGGCCTATACAAAGACGTGATGCTATACCTACTCCATTCTTTTGTAATAAAGAAAAATTTCCAGAAATGTTAGACGAAACATGGGAAAATAAAATGGACAACCATCTTGAACAATATTATTTTGGTGCGTACAAGAGTATGATAGATCAATTAGGAGAAGATGCGTGGACATGGGGTAGAGCTATGAACTGTGCTAAAGAATCTGGCATTGGGCCTCATAGAGACCACGACGGCAAAGATATGTCAGAACATATGATTAGATTACATGTTAATTTACAAACTAATGAAGATTCATTATGGCATTTCTTTTCACAGTTAGGCGAAACACCAGCAGATACTTGGCAATACGAACGTGCTGCATATAATCCTAAACCAGGTGAACTTTATCTAGTCAATGTTAGCAATGTACATGCTCCTGTAAATCATGGAGATGAAGAATGGATATTGTTACACTCTGATCCGTCAAATGATGCTGTAGATAGATTGTTAAAAAGCGAGACACATATAACATATAATGGCTAAGTTAGAAACTATTGTTAACTTTAATATCGATAGTTGGCCTTATACACACTCTAGTATGATGCCAAATGATGCCCCTATGTTTTACGGAACAGACTCTGAACAACTGTACAATCGAAATTTAAAGTATGCTCCGCATGACTGGATTTATCGAGATAAAAAAGTTAATTATACTTTTAACAATTATGGCTTACGCATGTCGGATAATATTACTTCTGAAGGTAAGTCTATCTATTTTAGTGGTACAAGTTTTACATTAGGCATTGGCATTGATCAGAATGATCGTTTTAGCGAACTCGTAAGCAATACAACAAAACTAAATTTTATAAATTATTCAGGCCCTACTTACACAATAAAATTACAAGTATTATCATTTTTTAATTACTTAAAAACTCATAGCAAGCCCAATATTTTAGTTATAGAATATCCACCTGTAAATGCAACTACATTTTTTACTAAAGACAAAGCATTGTTTTGCTACCGTAATCATATGTCTAGCATAGAAGAATATGCTAAATTATATAGAGTATTAGAGGATAGTAACTTCTTTTACGAAGAAGCAACTTATCTTAGGCAACAACTAAAATCCGTTTGTAAAAGTTTAGGTATAAAATTAATTGAATTAACCTTTAAACCAAAAGAACAATTTATAATTGATAATAATATTTTTGCATACGATTTAGATAAAGTAGATACTAGCGATATTAATTTAAGATATGCTAGAGATTTATTTAAAGATTCTGGTCATCCCGGAATACAAGTTCATAGAGATATAGCAGACTACATACTTGGGAGATTGTAATGAGCTCAATAACACTGTTTACATCAGGTAGTACAGACGAACCTAAACAAATTACACACTCTTGGGAATACATTACTAAGTGTGCAAAACGTAGTGTTGCTGAAATAAAATTAACAGAAAACGATGTAGTTTTAGATGTGTTTCCTGCTAATACTATTGCACATTGGACTATAACAGCATATCCTAGCGTTTTAAGCGGCGCACAGTACGTTTGTAGCAACTTTACACCATATACGTACATACAAGCATTTAAACGCTTACAACCGTCTTATATTGCGCTTATACCGCGTCATTTAGAGCTTTTACAAAGTACAAAGGGCTTTAAAGACTTAGATATGAGTTGTGTACGTTACATGGTAACAGGTAGTAATAAAATAGATCAAGACTTTATAGATGCATTTAAAAATAGAGGTGTACAGTGTGTAGCAAACTGGTACGGTATGACAGAGTTTCCGCCACCTATTCTTATAGGTTATGATAGTCCTAGTTTCAATTTGCATAATCGACCAACAGATGATCATATAATGTTTCACCCTGTAACAGCAACATCTAATTTAGGTGAAGCAATAATAAATGGTAGAGCTACAGGTGATATCTTTAACATGCAAACAATGACATTCTCACATAGAAGAAAAGAAGCAAATGGAAAAACTTGGAAGACTGACGTTTAGAATATTATCTAAAAATGACAGAGATGCTGTTAAGATATTTTGTAATTCTCAGTCTTATAGTAACAACACTTCGTTAGAAAAAATGAAATGGGACTGGTGTCCGTTTTGGTGTGCAGCATTTGACCAAGACCGTATTATAAGTATTGCCGGCGCACACAAACTTCCTGAAGTATCACCTAATGCCTATAGACTATTATTTAGAGGCGCACAATTACCAGGCTATACGTTAGGCACTGGTAGAAATATATTTAAAACTGGAATACATTTAAGTTATCTATTGCCTATACAGATTGATTGGGCATCTAAAAATCCCAACGCAGAACTTTATATTAGTACTAACATTAACAACGACGGCGGCAAAAGCCAACGTATGAATAATACTATTATGCCAATGCTTGCTAAAACAGGAATTTGGAGTTTAGATCGTACAATGGAGTTGTACAATGTTCCACAGAATTTATGGAAGATTAATATAGAAAAATATTATTTAGAACGTAAAAAATATTTAGATTTAGACCACCAACTATAAGGGTGAAATAAATTTAATGATGTTCCAAAGGCAGTGTCTGGCTGTTCACCTTTTTGTTTAACTATGTCTTTGGTGTTTAGTTGCTTCTCTAAGTCATAAAAATGTTTCCAATAAGGTGTATGATCTAATTCTGATAATGTATAATGACTTATTGTAAAATTTTTGATATCTTCCATTATTGTTTTGTACCTTCTATTAAACACATCAAAAGATGTATCTTCTTGTAAGCATTTATATAATCCCATAATACTAAAATTAATTAACCATATTCCATTTGCTTCTAATGGTTCTATAAATCCTGCACTTAAACCTATGGATGCAACATTCTTGAAGAATGGAGTTTTAGCATAACCAGGTGTAAATTTTAAAACCCTTAACTTTGATCTATCAGTATCAGGCCAATGCTCTAAGTATTCTTTTATTGCTTCGTCGTCCGAACAAAATTCACTACTATAAACGTAGCCTACGCCTCTTCTATTTTGTAAAGATATTTCCCACATCCATCCATGGTTCATTGTTTTAGTTATAGTGTGTCTTTTAATATTTGTATCTAATGGTTGAGGACATGCTATCGCACTATCATTTTTTAAATAATCATATTGTTGAAATTCTGTGTTTTGTTTTTTAGAGAATATTTTTGCAAATCCAGAACAGTCTACATACAAGTCATATTGTGCTTTACCAGTCTTAGATAGCATAACATGGTCAACACTGTTATCATCAGCTAATATAATATCATCTACGTTGTCTATTATATGAGTAACACCGTTTTCTAATGCTAACGGCTTCATTACTTCAGTTCCAAATTTAGTTGCATCTACATGGTATGCATATTCAAACATTCCTTGCGGTAATGTTTCCTTTTCTAAATGGTCAAAAGTATCGTGTTTATTTCTGTCGTATAAAAACCAATGGAACCATGATTCATCTACGTCTTTCTTCCAGCCAATATGTTGTATTCCTAATTTATGAATTGCACTGCATTTATCCATCCATTGAGATTCTTCAAGTCCTAAATCTTGACAAAATTTTTGCATCAGTGGTAACGTACTTTCTCCTACACCAATAATAGGAATATCACTACTCTCTACAAGAGTTACATTATAACTTTTACTGAGATATGCTGCTGCTGACCAGCCCGCTGTTCCGCCGCCTACAATTAAAATGTTCATACGTTTATTTGTGTCCTTAAAAAAATATTTATTTTTCCTATAGGAATTTTAAAATGTAAATGGATTCTATCTGTAGAACCTTTGTTAATTGTAGTGTGTATACGTTTTGTATTTACAATGTAAACATTATTAGGTTCTAATACATACGGGTGTTCGTTAATAATAAAATGCGAATCGTTATTAGCATACAACGGAATATGTACTCTTACATGTTCGTCTTTATCTGCGTGAGGGGGTATTCCAGAATTTTCAGGATGCCCAGTAATAACTAATTCTTCTATATAAGGAATCTGATCGTATAGTTTTTTAGCAAACCCTTTAAGCATCTTAGTAGGTTTTATAATAGGGTCAAATGCTTTTTTGTCTTTACGCATACCTGGAGGCAACGGACGTTCGTCTACATTTTCACAATTAGTTAATATAGCATATCCGTATAACCCTTTTAGATTAGTTCCCGGAACTTCAGGCATTGTCCATTTTAAGTAATCAAAATTATCTACAAGGTCATCATAGTAATCTTCGAGTTCACTAAAATTAAATTTTATATTTTCTATTTTTTTGCAATCAAAATTTATTTGAGATGGATCTAATATCCACTCTGCATTAAGTAGTTCATCTACATTGTCTACAGGTATTTTAAATATTAAATGTATTCTGTCTGTATCGCCTTGATTAATTGTTCCATGTTGATTGGTAGTATTAATAAGATATGCTTTACCCTCTTGTAAATTATACTTTGAATCGCCAAATACAAAATAACTTTGATTGTTTGTTTGTATAGGTATATGCACTTTTACAAACTCAGTATTATCTATATGTTGTTGTATAACTGTACCAGGTGGATGGGCACTTATAACTGTTTGTCTAATATCAGGTATTGCATCTACAATATACTTGCCAAACCCAAATACAAGCTCTGTAGGGTTATCAAATGTGCCTAATACTTCAGTATCATGTTTAATGTCATACGGTGGACAAGGCTTTGTAGCATCCTTTAAATTGCTTTGTATAGCCCAACTGTATACACCATTTACTTTGTGATCTAATGTGTTTGTACTATTTGGTTGCCATTTTAAATTATCATACTGAGATACTTTAGCATAATAGTCTTTTAGTTCTTGCAAAGAAAACTTAAAGTTAGGCAATTCTTTAATATCAAAATCAAACATTATGATACCTTTCTAAAAGACTATAAACGTGTCTGTTATGTCCACTGTCGTCTATTATTTCGTTATTATAATACTTTTTAACATAGTTAGCAACAGCAACACTTCTTGACTTTCCTTTTGCACAATATACATGTAATTTTTTACCCTCTGGTATCTTACGTATAAAACGTACAATTTGTTCTGCTTGACTATTACTACATGCAATAGCATGTATGATTTTTTGTGTATTATTATACCATTGTATTGCTTTTAATCCTGTTTTTTCAACATCTTCAAATTTTAAATTTAAAACATTATCTGCATCTGCCATAACAGGCTCAGAATGTATCCAATTACCATTACTGTGTATGCCAATAAGATATTCGTTGTTTGGTACAGGTTGCACATCTTTCATTGCATATGTTTTTACATTAACCATGCTTTTACATCCTCAGTCCACACTTTGCCATAAAGGTGTACTCTGTCTGTTGTGCCTTTGTTTTCAACACTGTGAGGAAGTGTTGTGTTTACAAGATATGCCCAACCTGGTTCCATATGATATTCTTTACCGTTTATAATCCAATTACTATCTTTATTAGTTTGTATAGGAATATGTACCCTAATTTTATCTGGACTGTCTTGATGTGTAATTAATTTAGTTCCAGTTACATGCTCAGTTACTAACCATTTTTTACTACGAAAGGGTAGACTTTTAACAATTTCTAATCCGTATCCTGTAAAACATTTTCTAGGATTTAATTCATCATTATCATTATCCCTATACTCTGGTTTTGCACAACCTTGCTCAAAAGGTTTAGGACCTTCTTCGTCACTATTCCAGCATAACGTATAGTAACCAGTTTCGTCTGGAATAATATGTCCAGTCTTCCCAGTAGGATCACTAATTGGAAACTGCCACACATGATGATTTTCTCCTACAACAAATTTCCAATCTTTGTAATTTTCTTGTAAATTATTATACCAATCCTGTAACTTTTTGACATCAACACAAAATATACGCTTAACGTCAAAGCCTAGATCAACTGTTTGATGTTCTTCTATATATCGCTTCATTTCCAATTAACTAAATCCATAAATTTATCATTGCGTATATCTGAAATAATATTTGCCCTTGCTGTTGGACTAAAGTTTGTAGTAGAATGTGCAACTCTTGAATTTATAATGTAAACATTTCCTGGTTCAAAGTTATATTCTCTATTCCACTTTTCTCCCCAATAAAATTTACTATTGTCATATGTCATAGGAATATGCAATCTAGCACAGTATCCGTCTGTGTGCGGATGAAGTATATGTTCAGGCATATGTTGCGTTATTCGTGGATTGTAAATATAGTTGCCTATTTCTTCTACTATAGATTTCCATTCTCCAAAATTATATTGGGTAAGATATGTATTATCATTATAATCAAAATCTTTTACAACATTACCGTTGTTATCAAAGTAACTTTTTAATTCTGTAAAAAACTCTACGTCAGCAGCCCAAGGAGGCGGCAGGGGTATATCTCTGTGAGTTGGCCAAGTTAATGTCCACGAGTTAGTTAATGCTTCATATGTTTTGTTACGTTCCCATTCGTAATCATTTGTATCAGTAGTAAATTTATTATTAACAGATTCTTTTATGTACTCAGAACATTTTTGAAAATTAAATTTTAAATAATCTAAGTTAGATGTAACAATATTATACCAATATTGTAAATTTTTTATATCTATTTTTTTATCTAATATGATAATGTCCCATTCTAAACTTTCTAAAACTGACAGATCAACTTGAGAAGGTTTTAGAACTTTATCCATTAGTCATTCCTATTACATTTAAAATATGGTCTTCTGTTACCCTTGTAATTATATGAGATCTATAGTCGTCACTTTCGTTAGTAGTTCCGTGCCAATCTCCAGTGTTAAGGATATATGCTTTACCTTCTTTCATATGATACGAACGTTCTTTATTTTCTCCAAAATGGAAATAACTGTTTTTGTTGCTTTCTATCGGAATGTGTAATTTAAGTACTTTACTATCTATATGTTGACGTATATACATACCTGGATGATGTCTAGTAACAATCGCTTGTCTAAATGCATCTGATCCTAATTCTTCTACTAACTGTTTAAAATAGCCAAATTGTAATTTAGGCATAATTTTTGCATCGTTAATAAAGTTATCATAATCTACTTCAGGATACATTTCAGTATTACACTGTGCTGGAGGAGGCAGTGCTTCGTAACGTTCTATAGGCCATGCTAGTGTTACACCATCAATTGGTCCGCAATAGTAACCGCAATACCCTTGCTCTACCATTTCTTTACTTTTTTCTAAATTAAGTTTTTCGGACATCTTGTTAAAGTTAAACAACATGTAATCAAAATTTTCTTTAACGTCAGTCCACCATGTTTTTAGTCTTTCAACATCCACGTTATAGTTAAGTTCAATTATATCCCAATCGTTACTATTATATAAGAAGTCGTAAGTTAAGCCGTGACTAACAGGATCGTAGTTTTTAATTATCCTCGAATCTTGGATGTGTTGTGCGTTTTCCATTTCTTAACCTTTCTCTCATATCCATTGCGACATAGTCATGCCCATATAGCACTAAGTCTTTCGGAATCATTTCTTCAAATTTAAACCAATGCTGTTCAAGTTGTTCTGGTTCTACATTCCATTGTAGCATTTCGCTTGACCAAATGTTTGTAGTCCACAGTACTTTTGTTCCTTGTACAGTATTTATTAGTTCAAATAACTGGTTAGGTTGGGTCACTATGTCTACTACGTTAAAGGTATGTTTTAGTTGTCTGTATCTATCCCATAACTCTTTAAATGCTTCTCTACCCCCATGTTCCTTAACTTCTTGTTCCCAAAACTTTTTATAGTTTCCTCTGTAAGTACTACTAAAGTTATAACTAAGATCATGCTCTAATAACCATTTGTCTAAATCATATCCATCCCAAGTTTCTAGCAAATGTTTTTTATAATTTAAACTTGCTTCACACCAATCAAAATAATTTACTGTAGTGTCTTTATGAAAACCGTTCGAGTTTAGTATAGCAAGTGGCTTAAATCCAGCGGCTGCACTAAACAGATGATCAATTAATTTACCATCTGTTCTTACACCTTCACCTGAAAGTGTTTCTGTGTTAAATGCATATACCCTATCCTTTTCTATAAATTCTTGATAGCCAAGTTTGCGTATCCAAGCCGCTTGGCTTTGGTTTAACCCATCATCTTGATCTTTGTTAAGCCATGCATTTGCAAGTTGCTGTGTATTTTCATATGGATACAAAAACACTTTACAATCACGCATATCATTTGTTAAATTATCTATTCTTATACCTGCTCGTATAGCAATATCTATCCAGTTGCTTCCATCTGCTGTAATTTCAATAGGGCTTTCTTGTGCGTCATCTGCAGGACCTATCCACTCAGGAGTATAATGACTATGTACTGTATCTTTACTAAGTTTGTAATTTTGTAGTAAAGGCTTTCTATCTTTAAATACACCCATTTCATCAAACTTAGGTTTACCAAGTTCTACCCATTTTTGTAAATTAACAAATAGGTATTGTCTATGTAAACCAGGATACGAACCTTGAATTCCTGTTTGTGCTTCTTTATTCATTATATGACCTATCGTAAAGAAGTCTTTATTGTTATCATAGTAATTTAAACTTTGAGTTATTAAACTAGGGCCTCTAAATAAAAGTAGTCCTTGACATGCAATCATTGCAAATTCTTTATCTTTTTGAAGACTTTGTTCTAATATTTCTTCAACAGTTTTATAAAATCCTACATAACTACACATGCCCATTTTAATCATACGATTAATGTAAAAATAGGTCATATCAAAACATCTTTTTTGTAACCACTTATTATCTATATCACGATTAATATTGAGTATGCCAATGCCTACTCTGTTATCAATTTTTAGATCTTCGTAATAACGATCAATAGTAATACTATTCCAGTCTTTCATTTTACCCTCTATTAGTATAGTAACTTTCTCTTAAGACATAGAAAAAATCTCTAATGCGTCTGCCAAGTTCATAGTGTATGATCATATGTATTCTTGGCTTATCGCTGTTATTATATACAGCATGTACATTAGATATATCCATTAAGAATGCACTGCCATTATCATCAAATGGAACTCTGCCATGATCTTTAAAAACAAATCTACAGCCTTCAGGATTGTTCAAACTAATATTACAAACACTTAAACGTTTTTCTTCATCTGCTCTATCTTGATGTGGAAGAATATATCCACCTGGTTCGAGTAACATAAACCTTACACGATTTAAAAATTCCGCTGGCCATACATCAGTTAAAAACTTTTTTGTTACTGGACATTCGTTTGCTACCCAAGTCCAATCTAACTGTTTAATTGATTCTTGTCTATCACCGTAACTATTCAATGTTTGGGTGTCTTCATTTAGTCCGTGTAGTGTTAGACTTTTCCAGCCTTCGCCGTATTCATCTCTGTGTACATGAAACTTATCTACAAGTGCTTCAGCTTCTGCATACATTTCTTTCCAAGGTTGATTATCTAATGCACTTAATCTAAAACACGGCCAGCCGCTTTCCATAACGACCCATTTAGGATCAAATTGTTCTGGATATGTAATATCTATTTGCTTGTCATTTTCTAACAAATATTGTTCTAATTCATCGTTCATGTTTACTTTTTTCTTTACCCGGTAGTGTTAAATATACTTATGCTAGTTTTTAAGGAGTATGTTTAGTCGTGAGATGCAAATATCTTGATAATCAAATCAATGTTGGCACTAACGGTTCGTATAGATTATGTTGTATGAGCTTAGAACCTGAAGGCAAATACAATATCAAAACACATACACCACAAGAATGGCATGACAGTGACTTCCATAGAGGTATTAGAGAGCAAATGGCGAGAGATGAATGGCCTGATGCTTGTAGACGTTGTAAAGAAATGGAAGAACACGGATTACAAAGTCAACGTCAAAAAGAAAGAAGATACGGTCCGGGACTTAGCCATTTAGACTTACGTTTAGGCAACAGTTGTAATTTAAAATGTATTAGTTGCTGGCACATGAGCTCTAGTTCAATAGCAGAAGAAGCCGTTGCTATGCACCAAGCAGGTGTTACACCGCTACACGGAGTGTTAGATGTTCCACATTTTAATTGGGCTGACGACAAAGCATTTGATAAATTACTTGATCTACCAATTAATGAAGTATACATGACCGGCGGTGAACCTATGATGGTAAAACACTTGCCAAGATTTTTAGAAAGATTGGACCCAGAAACAATAATACGTTTTAATACTAACTGTACAATTTGGAATCCTAAATTGGAAAAATTACTTAGAAAATTTAATATGGTTATTATGAGTTTTAGTTTAGATGCTACTGATGATCGTATAAACTATATTAGACATGGTACTAAATGGAAGGAAGCAGAAGAAAATGCAAAACGTTGGGCGGACTTTTGTAAGGTTGATATAAGTCCTACTGTTAGTATTTTGAATGCATGGTTTTATGATGACATAAAAGAATATGCAGACAAACGCAACTGGAGCATCTTTGAAAATTTACTTATGACTCCTGATTGGTTACATGTTAAAAATGCACCCGACGAATTAAAAGCACAATTTCAAGGTGTAGATAAATGGATGAATGAACCTGCTAATCTACTAAAACAAGAAGAATTCAAATATAATATTAATAAGTTAGACAGCTGGCGTAAAATGTATATAAAGGATTACCTACCTCCGGTAGCAAAAGCATATGGACTTAATTAAAACAAATAAACAAAAAAAGCGAAGTGTTTACAAAGGCGATGGTTACTATAGAAAACTATGGCATTTTGTAGATATGATATGGCTAGATGAACATGTAAAAATGCTAAACAGTATTGTTCCTAACTATGTTGTAGACTACGGACATAACGAAGATTCTATGTGGTTAGACACAAAAGAAATAGCAGGGGTTCCAGCAAGTACACTAGAACACACACCCGAATTTATAAAAAAAGTATATAAATTTTGTTTAGAAAATATTGAGCAAACTTTACCATATGTACACGGCGACTGGGTATTAAGTAATATAATTGTTAACGGTGAAAATATGTATATGGTCGATTGGGATAATTGCAATGTATATCCCAAACATATAGTTATAGAAAAAATGCAAAAAGATTTACGTAGTGCATTTGGAGATAAATTTGACCCCTCAAGCATTTAGTTATCCGACTGTTGGAAATAACAACATGATTTATTGTGCGCCATACGGCCTTACCGAATCTGTTGACTACATGATTAAGTACAATCCAACTAATCATTCAATTACTAAAATACCATTATTAGTTGACTCAACTACCGAAAAGTGGCAAAAGGGAATTGTACATAGAAACAAAATTTACTTCCTACCATACAATGAAAGCAATATATTGGTATTAGATACAAATGACGATAGCATAGAATACTTAAATTTAGGAAAGAAAGGGCAAGGAAAATATATTCAAGGTCACATATATGGCAGACACATTATAGCATTACCATACGGCGAACACGAACCATTTAATTATGTACTAGACATTAACATGCGTACTAACAATGTAACTACTAGACGGTTAGCGTTGCCTGACGAAACAAAAAGATGGCATACTACCCAAATGTTAGATGGTATAATTTATGGTTTACCTCGAGGAGAAAACTTAGGAAATACATTTAATTCAAGGATAGAATACGACTGTTTTAATCGTTCCTACAAATTAATAGATATGTCGCCTATACTATATGATTATAAAGACGAAAGACATGCTAATAAAAAATGGACAACACTTGCAAAATCAAATGGTAAATTATATGCAGCACCATATTGCGAACATAAAGACTTTGATCTTCTTGCAATTAGAAAACAAGGTTGGGAATATATACAAACTAAGCAAACAGGTACTAGTAGAAAATATTTTTCGCACACTGTAACAAGAAATGGTAAAATATTTTTTCCGCCAGCAGGCCACGACGAGGACTGGAGCGAAATGCTTGTTATAAACAGCATAACAGATGAATGGTATGTTAAAGACCTAGGAATTGGAAAAGAAAGTAAAAAATATTTTGCTGGAGTTGAGAACAGTAAAGGAAAGTTATACTATATTCCTAGAGGAGGATGTGTTTGCGAGCCAGAGGATACATGGAAAAGCCAAGGCGACTTAGCAGAAATATTAGTTATTAACACAAACACCGAAGAGCATTATACTATAGACGTAAGTAAATATTTTACAGATAGTACATCTATAGAAAAATATAATCAATGTGTTATAATTAACGATATCATATATGCCTTTCCATACGGAGAAAGCGATAGTTTTCAAACTATATTAATATTTGACACTATAAAAGAAAAAGTAATTAAGACTATAGATTTAAATGACATATAAAGCATTTCAAGATTGGTATAAAGAAGCAGAAATTAAACATCTTATACTTGAAAAGTATAAGCACGATTTAGTATCTCCACCGTTTGCAACAGATCTTTGTAAAGATTATTCTACATTTAAAGTAATAAACAAAAAACGAAATATAGAACTTGACTTACCCAAAGTAACTAGTAAAACTAATGTATGTCAAGTTATTAAAAATGATATATGGTTAATACCTTACGGTATATGGGACGAATGTAAACGAGTTGTACAACTTAGAAATTATAAACCCAAATATTACGACTTAGATCTAGACGGAACCGGACAGTTTTATAGTTTAGCAACTAACGGCGAAACAGGATTTAGTTTTCCATTAGGGTACGAAGGAACAAACGTTGCTTTACACATCAATAATGGTGTTGAGATTATTAACATGCCCGTACAGGGTAAAAAACTTCATATGGGTACTGTTTATTGTAACGGTAGTTATTGGAGCATGCCAAGAGGTGATGAGCCAAACTATAATTTATTATTAGAGTTTGACGGTGAAAAAATTAACAGTTATCAAATAACTGGAATTGATAATTCTATAACACGCAAGTATAGTGACATTATTGTTGTAGGTAATAAATTGTATGCATTGCCATTTGGAGAAACCGCAGGACTAAATGAAGTTGTAGAGTTTGATACTGAAACAAAAGAAATGAAACTGTATAAAACCCAATGCAAGGATTTTGCTAAAAAATATAATTGCGGAGTTTTGATACATGACAAAATTATAGCAGTTCCTTACGGTGAAGATTACAATGACGATAGTAATTGGGGATTAATATTTGACACTACAACTAAACAATCTACTAACTTCGATATAGGACTTAAATTTGGCGGCAAATATAGGTTTAGATCAGGTGTACGATATAATACACATGCTGTATTCATGCCTGCAGGAACACCTAGTTGTCCTATTTTAAAAATTAATGTACATGGCATTATAGTTAAAGAGTTATATTTAAAAGAATACTTGCTAGGAAGACCTATTATACATAATCATGTACTAAAAGTAATAGGGTACGAAATAGAAACAAAAGAACATTACATATTATCTATGGACGAAGATTTAAATATAATAAACAGAGAACTAATATAAATTAAACAAATTTAATTAACTCTTTACGTAAATAAATATCACTTAAACAGTAGCATTTTTCTTTACCGCATGTAATTGTTTTATTAGGTAACGTATATTTTTCTAAATTACCTATTTTGCCCCCTTGCTGACACTCAGCACGATATATGTCTCCCCACATATCAATACTGATCATATCTAATCCAGCCCAGCATTTCCAACCTTTATGTGCATTAAGCTCATTAACTATTAAGTCATTTGCATTAATATCTTTACCATTTAACAGTAGGCCGCCTCTGTGTAACTTTGTATCATCTAATTTACGTGTATAAGGCCAATTAGTAATAATGGTTTGCTGTGATGTCGAGTATGCACTAACTTCGTTAGTAGGATATCCTTCAATTTCTTGTTTATCTAAAATTACCTTTGGCCATATCATTACATTGTCGCTACAATTAAATAAACGTTCTGCAATATCTAATAGCTCATCAAAGCTGTCAGGTAACATCATAAGATTAACAGCAACAGGGCAAGTCATTACTTTTATAACTTCTATTATATGATCAATATCAGCAAATTCAGGATGATAACTTATAATCATTCCATCAGTGTGTTTTGTTATCTCTGCAAAGTATTCTACTTTTTGACTTGCATTAGTTAGAAAACTAAAGTACTGACCTTGCTGCTTTACAAGTTTGGCCATGTCAATAAAATGTTTCCAATAAGTAGGTTCGCCGCCTGAGATTCTATAGCAAATTTGTTTACCGTTAGCGTTAAAGTTTTCAACGAAATGTTTGACTGTATCCCATTTTTTATGTCCTGTACTTCCATCATGCAGTCTGCTTGGACAATAAGAACAACGATAATTGCATTTATTAGATAGTGTCCAACTAACTAAAAACCAATCTTCTTTTGCAGGGTCTTTGTAAGAAAGTTTCATTCTGCCATTGTGTTATTTAAAATTAGTTGTTGTGTACGTTCGTTTAATTTTACTGTTAAAATTAATGAGTACAGATTATCACTAAAACTAAACACACTGTGATCTAATTGAAAGTTTGTAAAGTAAACAAATCCAGGTTCTGGGTATAATGGCTTGCCGTCTACCATTTGTACATAATTTTCAGGACTACAACGTCCAAACACTACTAGCAATCTAAAATATTCTGGACTTACACCGTGAAAGTCTCTGTGCGGAGGAAAGAAGCCTCCTTGGTCAACACGCAATAAATGTACACGACCAATATCTGGTGCAAAAACATCTACTAGTTTTGCAAGCTCAGGAATATTATTATACACCTCTGTTGGTGTGTTAAAGTTTTCTTCCTTCATTTCTATGTCATGATATTTCTGCATATGACCAAAACTATTCAAATGGTAATTGTCCATAACATCACCGGTGTGACTTGTTACTGGTAACCCCCAGCGATTATTGTGAGTGTCTTTTTTAGCATTGTACGGACACCAATTATCTTTAAACTGTTCTAATTGTTGCTCAACTTGGTGATGGTCAATATGCCATTTAAGTTTTACTTGGTTACCTAAGTTGACTAAACTTTGCCAACGTAGTCCTCTTTCAATTTCTTCAGGTGTCATATATCTCTCAATTCTTTAAACGTATTTCTAAAGTTTAATTCTCTTGTTTTGTCGCATATTTCTAAGTATTGTACAGCCGCTGGAAGTTTATGTGACCAATCTTCTGAATTCATGTAATCAACTAAACCTAACCAACGCATTTTGCCATAAGCATTATTAATAAATTCATGTGTGTTAATACTATTAGCAAACTTACTTATCGTATCTGCGGCTTGAGCTTTTAAGTCTTGAGGTAGTACTCGTACATTTAGGTACGACGGTAAGTACACTAAATGTAACCCTATAATGCCTCCACCATATGGCGCACGATTTATTTTTTTAAAGTTTTGATCTAACTTCCATTGTGCAAGTTCTGCTAAACTGTGTACATTAAGAAGTTGTACAGCACAGGCAAGATTAACAGTTATATGATCTGATGTATTATCAAGTAAATGCATATTACTTACAATACTATCCCACTTGCTCGGATATCGTATATAATTATTTTTTTCGCCAACGCTGTCAATACTAAAATTAAATTTTACTTCTTTAAAATATTCCCACATATCTAGCAATTTTTGCGATATGTCTGTAGCATTACTATTGTATCTAAGTATACAATCTTTTGCATAACCTTCGTCTATCATAAATTGTAGTATTGCATAATGTTCTGGTATAAGCAAAGGTTCTCCACCAGCAAAGTATAATTCTTTTATATAGTGTGCTTGATTTTTTACAGAGTCTAAGAAACTACTTTTTTTGTACCATACATAATCAAAACTAGGATCCCAGCCTTGGTCTTGTTTTAAATCTATAAGTTCATATTTTGGATATTGTAATTTCCAATCTTTAATCCACTTTGAACTATCATGCGGACTACACATAATGCATTTTAAATTACATAAGTTTCCTAATCTTAAATCAAAGTAAGGTATGTTTACAGGCAACGAACCGTCTTCTTGTGTTTGCTCAACTATTTCTTGTACATTAATCCTTTCATTCCACACTTCAGTTTCCCAATTCCTTTTGCTTTTTATACCTTTTGCTTCTTCTTCAAAGCATTTTTTACAACTTAAAGGAATTTCATCATTAAGCATTTGCAATCTAGTATTGCGCATTTGCTCACTATTCCAAACTTCTTCGATAGTATGATCACGTAGATTCATGTTAATACCATCTTGTTTAACAAGTCCTACTTCTTTGTCATCAGTCTTGCCTGCTCCACTAGCGTTTGCTGTACAACAAACTCTTACATCGCCATTTGGTCTAGTTGCCAAATGTATCCATGGCAAAGGGCAGAATGTTTTACCCATTAAATTTATGTCCTATAATCATATATCTAGTATACTTTGGTGTTTTAAATTCTCCAACATATGCAACATATATTTTTGATTGTTGTACAAATTCTTCCATGCTATTTGCACATCTTACATGTTCTTCTAGATCAAAATAATTATTGCTCTGTAATACTACCTTAGTGCCTGGCTGAATATTGTTTAACCATTTGTCATATTGTTCTTGTGTTAGATGCTCACAACTAGTGTTTATAGCAACATCTGCATCTGTAGTATACTCACACATGTCTGCTGTTGTGGCAGTAAATCTTCCTTGCATATGTTGTTGCATATTAACAGTTTCTGCAATAGTTTTACAGATGGGGTCAATATCTATGCTTTCTATTTCAGGTATTGCAAGATCACTATTAAAGAGTAAACTTGCAAGTACTCCATTCCAGCCACCGTAAATAGCAACATTACCTCGGAGTTTATATTCTTGCATTTGTTCTATTAACCAAAGTTTACTGTGTACTTGGCCTTTCCAAAAACTTTCTAGTGTACGATATTGATTTTCGCTGTTACGAATTGCGTCCATCCAAAATAGTACATCTTCAATATCAACTTTCAAATTGAGCTCCTAGTTTATCAAACTTGCCGCATTGTTTTTGGCATTCTTTTAAACAACCGTTTGACCATGTGTTTTCGATACTACTAAAAAAGTTACTGTCAAATATTTCTTGCAAAGTATGGTTATTAAGATTAGGAAAATTTCCTATTTTATCCATGTAATCAATTCTACTTTCACTTACTGGTGGTAGCCATTCTAAATCTAGCCAACAACAGGGTGCAATGTTACCGTTAGCGCCAACATATATAGAATGAGAGTTTTGTGCTTTGCAAGTTATTGTTGGGTTTATTTCTTGTTTTGCTTCTTCTACTACTTTTATAAAACTTTCACTTTTTTCTGTAGGGTACAAAATATCAATTGTTTTTCCATTATCATCTAAAACATTAAATTGACCATTTTTAAATCTACTAGAATTTTTGTATTTAAAATCACTAAAGCCTAGATCACTTGCAAGTTGTCTACATTCATCTACTTGATGTTTATTGTGACGGAACACCAACATGTCCCATCTAGCATTGCCGCCTGCGGCAATAAATGTTTTTGCATTTTCTAGTATGGTGTGAAAGTCTGTGTTTATTCTATAGCGGGCATGTGTATCTTCTAATCCGTCTATTCCAAATACTACAGTTACATCTACACTAGCAAGTTCTTGCCACCATGTACTATTCCTTGCACTACCATTTGTATGCATTTGTAAATTAATGTTAGGATTTATTTCACGTAAGTATTTGTATATGTCAAGTGTTTCAGTATTAATAATAGGATCACCCAAGTTACCGCACATATTAACTTTATCAAGTTGTTGTATAAAACTAACTGAAAACCATTCTTTAAATGTTTCTAAGTTTATATCATCTAATGTTACATATGGCATCATAGGACCACCTTGCATACGTCTCGGACACATTGGACAACGTGCTTGACATCGTGAAGTAACTTCTAAGTGTATGTCTTTTATTTGTTCTAAATTATACATTTTTTCTTTTTGGTAGTTTACTATCAGCACTACTCATACAACTAGGTGTAATACACGGAGTTGGTTGTTTAAATATTTCAAAACCGTTTGTAATTGTTCCTAGTATGTCATCATGACAACTATGACTTCGCCTAACTTCAGTATCTCTGATAATTATTCCTTGATAGCCTGCATTACAAGACCATCCTTTAAATTTATTAAACCCGAACGCATTAAATCGTTCTGCTTGGTCTATTTCGTACTCGTTTCCTTTACTGTCGTAGAGTGCAACTTGTGCAACTCCTTCTCCTTGCCAGTGTTGTGGGAATCCTCGTCGCATTGTTGCAATTTGTTCTTCTGTATATCCATGTACCACGTAGGAGGCGGTAGGGTCGGATTGTGGTTTGAGAGTGACATTAATGCCTCTGGCGGCAAATCGTTCAAGCCTTTGATAAAGATCTTCAAACATTTCTGGAACCATAACTTGATTAATTGTAACAAAAACACCTCCTTCCATGAGTTGTAAACATTTGTCTCCAAACTTTTGTTCGTCTGCAAATTCTGCATGGTAACTTGCTGTTACACTGCGGCGTTGCAAGTTTTCCGTTATATGTAAGTACTTATCCCACCATTTATGGCCAGGTGATAGATTTGTGGTCATGTGTATGCTTTGATACGCTGGTTCTATGTCACTACAATAGTGTTCAACTAACGGTATAAACTGTTTATTAGCAGTAGGTTCTCCGCCACTGAAACTAAAATGAAAATCTGTAAAGTTATTTGCACGGGCTTGCGCTTTGATACTATCCATGGTCTTTAAGTATAATTCTGTGGGTTTAGTGTCAGGGACACTAGATCTTGCGTGAGGCCAGCAATAACTGCACGAATAATTACAATATCTTGTGGTGATCCACGAAACTGTGAAAAGATGGCTCTTTAGGAGAGTTTTTTGGCCGAAATGGGTTATATCAGTCCACGGAATTTGTTCGAAATTTTTCATATAACCACTCAAAATTATTTATAAGTTTTAAATTATCTGGCTTATCACTATTGTTATACCCAAAGTCACGACCAGCGCAAGCACCGCTAATAGCATACCTTCCAAAGCGAGCTTCGTCTCCTTGTGTACACCAGATTTCCAATCTTTTTTCAGTTTCATCATCTATTTGTCCTTTAATAGTTTTTGATGCTAGTTTTACACATTCTCTAAATGCACTTTTCCAAGTGCTAAATTCATCAGTATTAAATGCTGTAATGTTTGACACGTCAGGCATTGACTTAAATTTATCGCTAATACTAGTAGTCATATCAGCAGTGTCTACGTTCATGTTTAAAGTTAAATCTCTTGGCAAAAGTTTTACTCCACCATAACCGTAAACAAGATTATTTATTGGGTTTTGACTCTGCCAAACATGTACAGTATCAATTTCATAAGTGTTTGCTTCATGGCTAAAATCAAAATCTTCTACAATATGTGCATCGCCATCAACAATCCAAACCATTTCAGTATCGCAAAGTTTTGCTGCTTTGATGTGAGCTTGATGTATTCCTGTTACACCGTGTACACGTTTTGCCCTTGGAAATCTTTCTTTTAATTTTTTAAAATTATCATCAGCATCGGGTTCATTATAACTAATAAACACAATATCATAAGGACGTAATTTTGAAATGACTTCGTCATGCTCTTTACGTGTAATAACATACTTATGGTCAAACTCTCGTTTGCCAATGGTATGTTTAGTTGTTGCTAAAAATACTCCGTTATGATAAGTTTCTTCATTTCTAGATATGTGTTTGTATACATGATGCATTTCTCTATCAGCATCATATCTGCCATCTGTAGGATTATAGTAAAAATCAAATATACTATCGTCTAATATTTCTACATTATTCCAAACACACCAAAATAAAGG